CAAGAATTATTGGAGAATTATCTAATGATAAATCAATTCTTGATTTGTTTAACCATGGTTGTGGAGATATGCATAGTCTGGTTGCTAAAATGGCATATCCAGAAATTGTTGGTGATTGTCCCGTAGAACAAATAAAGGATAAGTTTAAATCCATTAGACAAGCCGCCAAGAGTGTTGAGTTCGCCATAAACTACGGCGGCGATGCAAATACTATAGCTAAAAATAATAATATTCCGATGGAAGAAGCACAAAAGATTTACGATTCTTATATGGAAGGTTTTGAAGGAGTAAAAACATATCAAGACTTTCAAAGAAAGTATGTTATGAATCATGGTTATATTCTTTTAAATAGGAAAACCGGACATAAATCTTTTGTACATGATTATCAAGACTTGCTGGATATTAAAGCAAAATTTAATGGTGAATATTGAGATACATATAGACAATATAAGAAAGATAATCCAGATTCTGTAATTGTATCTGAAGTTAGACATTTCTTTAAAAGAAAATCAAGTATTGAAAAACAGGCCATTAATTTTCCGTGTCAAGCTACAGGTGCTCTATGCTTTAAATTGGCTTCAATTTTTATTTATAGTTATTTACTAGAAAATAATTTATTATTCAAAGTAAAATTGTGTATTCCAGCACATGATGAATGAAACATTGAAGTTCCAGAAGAAATTTGTGATAAAATGGCGGAAGTAATTCCCGATTGTATGAAAAAAGCTGGCGCATGGTTTTGTAAAAGTGTAGAATTACCAGCAGAAGCTGAAATAAATACATATTGAGTACACTAATGAAAGTAAATATAAAATTACTTAAAAACTTATATATGATTAATCACCCATCTCAATCAGAGATGCCAATGATTAATTTTATTATAAATTATTGTTATAAAATCCCAAAAATTAAATTCGAGTTAGATCACTATTGTAATTTATTTATTACAAAAAACACAACTAATCCAAAAATATATCCATGTATTGTGGCACATATGGATTCTTTTCATGATATTATAGCGCCAAGAACACTAATAATAAAAAATGATATTATTTATTCTACGTTATATGACGGCACTCCCTGCGGTTTAAATGCAGATGATTGTAATGGAATTTTAATTGCTCTCCAATTACTTGAAACATTACCCAATTTAAAAGTATGTTTTACGGTTGAAGAAGAAATTGGTGGGATAGGAGCGATTGAAACTAAATATAATGAAAGGTTTTTCTCCAATGTCGGTTATTTAATACAGCCCGACAGAAAAGGGTCACAAGATTTAATATATTATACAAATTGTAAATATATTGCTTCTCCTGAATTTATAGTAGACATTAATCAAATTATGAATAAATATAATTATAAAAACGCCAAGGGAATATTTACCGATGTTGGAATTATTTCTGCCGAACAGGGTATTTCTGGAGTAAATGTTTCTTGCGGCTATTATAATGAACATACTTCTGGAGAATACTGCAATATAAAAGAATTGGAAAACTGTTTAAATTTTATTCATGAAATTATAACAACTATTCCGGAAAATAAGTATTGTATAGATATTTCAAAACAGTTACCTTGTTTTAAATGCTCTGAAATTGATTGCCATTTTTGTCCTTATTATGATTTCTAGAACACAAAGGCAAAAACAAAGTATTAAAAAATGAATTAAAGCTGGAGGAAAGGGAACAGTTGAAGCTTGTACTGGTTTCGGAAAGACTAGACTTTCTTTAATGCTTATCGATTCTATATTAAAAACAAATTCAAAAATTTCAGTTTTGATTATAGTTCCAACCCAGTTTTTGAAGGATCAATGAACAGAACAAATAATTGAATGAAACTTAATTGATAATTGTAGAGTAGAAATTGTAAACGGCGCTATAAAAAACGAATGAACTTGTGATTTATTAATATTAGATGAAGTTCATTTGTTTGCATCTGATACTTTTTCTAAAATCTTTGAAGTTGTAGAATATAGCATGATATTATGTCTTACAGCAACACTTCAAAGATTGGATGGAAAGGAGGTTATTATAAAAAAATATGCCCCCGTATGTGATACAATAACTTTAGTTGAGGCAGAATCAAATGGTTGAGTTGCCCCTATTAAAGAATATGTAGTATTATTAGATGTAGATTTAGCTGAGTATAAACAGTGGGATCAAAAATTTAATGGATATTTTGCATATTTTAATTGGGACTATAATATTGCCATGAGATGCGCAAAAGACTGAAAATATCGTAATACTTATGCTAAAGAATTAGGTTTAAGTCCCAAAGAAGTTTTGGGGATGACAATGGACTGGATGAAATGTATGCGAAAACGAAAGGAATTTGTTATGTCTCATCCCAAAAAAATTGAAGTTTGTAAAAAAATTCTAAATGCAAGAAAGGATAAAAAATGTATTACGTTTTCTGCAACAATAAAAGATTCTGAAAAGATTAAAATGGGAAAAGTTTTACACTCTAAACAGAATAAAAAATTAAATGCAGAAATAATTAAGGAATTTAATGAAGCCGAATCAGGAGTATTATCTACAAGTAAGGCAGCAGATCAGGGCGTTGATATCAAGGGATTAAGTGTTGGTATTATAATGAGTATCGACAGTTCTAAGATACGAAAATTACAGAGAGCTGGTAGAATTTTACGCTTTGAACCAGGAAAAACTGCGGAATTATTTACATTAATTATACGTAATACCCAAGAATGGAGATGATTTCAAAATTCCAACACTTCTAAAGATACTATAGTTATAAACGAGGAACAATTGGATAAAGTTTTGAACGGAGAAGAAGTTGTTACAAGACAACGTGATCAATTTGAAGATGTTAAATTTAGATTTTAACATTATAAACAATGAAAAGCTTTTAAAAAGTAAAAACATTGGCGGTTAAATAAATCTTTTAATTTATTTAATCTTGGAATTAAAAACTATACTAAATTTAATGGCAGTTTATAATCTTACTGCAGATGAACTGTTATTAATTTATTTAACTTTTTTAGCTCGGGATGAAGAAGGGCATCCTGAATTTTTTGCACAATGATTTAAAAATGGCGGACAAAGTAAATTAAGGGATTTATTTAATTCTCTGAAAGAAAAAAGAATAATTCTTAAGGATTATAATCCTGAATCTTATATCCCAAATGAAATAGAATTCAATAAAACATTTCTAAAATCTTGAATAAAAAATTCATTACAAATGGGAAAAGAATTATTTGAAGCATATCCACCATTTTTAAATATAAATGGAAAATTTGCTCCATTGCGCGATATATCTAAAAGATTTTCATCATTAGATGATTTTTTCTTTTTTTACAGTACTGAAATAGGTAATAATCCAGATAAACATAAAGAAATTATGGAAATTTTGAATTGAAGTAAAGAAAACGGATATTTAAATTTCGGAATTTTGAGTTTTGTAATCTCCCATCAATGGGAATCATTGAAAATCCTTAGAGATAATCCCGAAATTGCACCTATCAGTCAAAACAGTATTTATATAGATGAATAATATTGCTGAATTATACAGAGCTATAAATGCTGGAAGAGAGGGAAAAAATAAAGGAATTTCTACTGGAATTCCAAAATTAGATTCTTATATTGGCGGATTGCAAAAGAAAACCTATTATCTAATATTTTCAGATTCTGGAGGAGGAAAGACAGCTATAGCTCTATACATGTTGTATAGATGCCTTGTTGATGAACCCAATAGAAAAATTAAAATTGCTTATTTTTCATTGGAAATGTCTTCTAACTCTTTATTGTCCAAATTATTAGGGTTATATTTATATGAAACATATAATATTATAATTCCATATAAAAAATTAATGTCTTGGGAAGAACCCCTTTCTGACGAATATTATCAATATGTATTGAAAGGAAAGGAGTGACTAGAAAAAATCTCTGAAAAACTCATCATTTATGATAAGTCTTTAAATAGAGATTCTTTTTATAGAACTATGATGGAACTTCTTGAGGAATATGGAAAATTTTCAGAATCTGAAGACGGAAAAAGAAAAATTTATACACCAAACGACCCAGATTTATTTATATTAGGAGTTGTTGATCACCTAGCTTTATGTAGTCCCAAAGCTGGAGAAACAAAAAAATCAGAAATGGACGCAATTTCTAATTATGCAGTAAATCTTAGAGAGCGTTGTGGAGTATCTTGATTTATTCTGCAGCAAGCTAATAGAGGAACCACTGATATGGATAGACGAAAGGCCGAATTATATGAACCTTCTCGTCAGGATTTAAAAGACACTGAAACTACCTATAATGATAGTAATGTGTGTATTGGCATATTTAATCCTGTTAAATTAAAACTAAAACATACCAGAGGTTATAAAATTATTGTAGATCCACCAGAATCTGGTTTTTATGGACTTCGAGATAGATATCGTGGATTATGTCTGATAAAAAATAGAGACGGAGATCCAGATAGATATATCCCAATGAGTTTTTTTGGAGAGATTGGTTATTGAAAACAACTCCCAAAAGCAGAAGAAATTACCGATTATAGTCCCTTCTTAAGTTTAGAACCGGTAATAAAAGAAGATAGTGCTCAAGAACCAGAGCACAATGAAGAAATAATATATAAATTTTAATGGCAATAGAACTTCCTACTTCTAAAATTCCTGCAGAAGTACAAGATCCCAAACGATTAATTATATTTTCTAAGCCAAAACGCGGCAAAACAACTGCATTGGCAAATTTGGACAATTGTTTAATTGTTGATACTGAAAATGGCTCTGATTATGTTACTGCTCTTAAAGTAAAAATTAATAGTATTCAAGATATTAATGATTTATGTAAGCAGTTAAAAGCGGCCAATTATCCGTATGATTTTATTGCACTCGATACAATTACAATGCTAGAAGATGTTTGTAAACCTTTAGCATTAAAATTATATCAAGCTACTGCAGCGGGTGCTAATTATACTGGAGATATTATCAATGCTCCAAATGGCGCGGGTTGAGGCCATTTACGTACCGCCGTAGAAATGGTAATTGACAAGGTAGAATCTTGTACAAGAAATTTAATTTTAGTATGTCACTGTAAAGATGCAGCCATCGATAAAAGTGAATTAACTATAAAGCAAATCGATCTTGCAGGAAAACTAGGTCGTATTTTGGCCGCAAAAGCAGATGCAATAGGTTTGCTGGACAGAGATGAAGACTCTAATACTATTCTAAGCTTTGACACATCAGATAAATTCACCGAATGTGGTGCTAGGCCAGCGCATTTAAAGAATGCGATTATAAAATTGGGCGAAATGAAACCAGATGGTCAATTAGAATTTCATTGGGAACGAATCTACCCTTCTCTTCTAGAAAAATAATGGAATTGCAGGATAATGCTATTGTCTCAGTAGATAATAATAAGCTAACATTATCTAAAGAAGCTGTAAATTTACTTGAGGTAGGACCAAGTGACAGACTTTTAATCACTTACTATACAATAAGTCCAGAAGAAACATTTCCAGTAATAGGAAAATCTGAAGTATTTACAGATAAGTCTGATGGCAATAGATTAACAAAGTCTAACACCGTATCGTTTAGAGGTATGCAGAGAGAAATTCTGCTAGAATACGGCAAGTTCTTTAGATTGGAACCATTTAACAACTATTTTAAAATGGTTAAAATAGAAGAGCCGTCAAATAATGACGATCTCTCAGAAGAAGAGCTTGATCTCGAAAATTTAAAATAAGAGATTTAGATTATTAAAATAATTAATAATATGAATTTTAATTTTAGTGATGCTTTAAAAGCAAAAGATAGTGGAAATTTTCTATCACCAGGAATTAAAAACGCCACTTTTAAGGGCGTCGAACTTGGAAAGGTAACAAGTCAGAAAAACGGCAATACATATAAAACCCTATCTCTTAAATTGGATATTGAAGGATATGGTGAATATACTCAAAATTTCTTTGAGCCCGAATCATCAGAAAGGACCGAAGGTCAGTATGGACCAAACGCTTCTCAGCTTGACCATTTTCTAATTATTGTTAGAGAAATTCTTGAAGCGGTTAATCCAAAAATTATTGAGGATATTGATTCTGGAAAGGAAGAACTTACTGGAACTTTTAATAAAGTGGTAAATACAGTTAAGGATTTAACTGATCCATTTGTAGGAAAGGCACAAGTTCAAGTGAAACTTATTCCTCAAAATAATGGATTTGCATCAATGCCATCTTATCCGGCAAGAATTGATAGAAACGGAAATCTTGCAATTTCTACTAGAATTATTGGCCATAATTTGACTTTAACACCACGAGAGCTAAGGCAAATTGAAGCATCTAAAAACGCCAAACCAACTAACATGGCTTCTAAAGTAGACGTAAAAGATACTTTAGAGGAAATGGATAAAAATATTGATGCAGAAGAGGACGATCTTCCCTTCTAATCATGGAAATTACAATAGAACCAATTAGAGTTACAAAAGAATTGATATTAAAAAGAGTTCCAGAGGAACGATTAATGGAACATTACCTTGGAATTCCTGTTCGAAAGGGGCTATTTGTTAGCCCCTTGAGGCGGGATAAAAATCCAACGTGCGCATTTTATAGAAATAAAAATGGAGATTTAATCTTTAAAGATTTTGGATCTTCTTTCTGCGGAAATTTTATTTCTGTGGTAATGGAAAAATTTCAATGTTCTTTTGCAAAAGCTCTTCAAATTATTGGGAACGATTTTGGAATAATCCACCAAAAAAATTTAGAAATCAACCCCCCAAAACTTGAATATACTGGAAGTAAATTAGAAGAAAGAAAATCCGCCATTATTCAAGTAGAAGTAAGAGATTTTCAAGATTATGAACTATCTTGATGAAAATCTTATGGTATTTCAAAAGAAACCCTTAAAAAGTTTAATGTTTATTCATGTAAGAATGTTTTTTTAAATGGCAATTTGTTTCATTTAGAAAGTCAGAATCAACATATTTATGGTTATTATGGCGGAACAAAAAA